ACCTCGGACTGACTCCAGCCGACCGAGCCAAGTTGGGCATCGCAATGGTGGAGAGCCAGTCCAAGATCGACAAGTACCGCGATCGGATGCAACAGAAGGGTGGCCACCGCGCTGGCTGACCCCTGTAGCCTCGGCTGACCTCAGCCGCAGCCTGGGCGACATCGTTGCCGACTTCGCCGAGGACCTCGTACCCATCGCCAAAGACTCCATCGCTGGCGCCTCTGGCGAGCCGCTCCAGTTCAGGGTCTGGCAGAGACGCCTGCTTCGCAGGATGCTTGCACGCAAGGAAGACCAGACCTTCACGCACCGCTTCTTCCTGACTGGCATTGCGCGCAAGAACGGCAAGACCGCACTTGCCTCTACCCTTCCGCTCTTCTTCGGACTCTATGGCGACCGAGGCGGCGAAATCTACTCAGCCGCAGCCGACCGCGATCAGGCGAAGTTGGTGATGAGCCACGCACGCCGAGCGGTTGAGATGAGTCCAGAACTCGGCTCCCAGATCAAGGTCTTCAGAGACGCGATGGAGTTCAAGGGGACTGGCACCGTCTACAAGGCGTTGAGTTCGGAAGCCTTCACGAAGGAAGGACTCAGCGCCTCGCTGGTCATCGCCGACGAGTTGGCAGCGTGGCCCTCCCGCGAACTCTTTGACGTCCTCTCGCTCTCAATGGGCGCGCGCCGCTCGCCGCTCTTCGTGGCGATCACGACCGCAGGACCGCGAACAGACTCCACCGGCTCGGACTCGATCGCCTACACGCTCTACCAGTTGGCGCGGCGTCGCATCTCTGGGGAGAACGACGATCCGACGCTTGGGATGGCGTGGTGGGAAGCCGCTGACGACGCCTACCTTGACGAGACGAAGTGGAGCGAAGCCAACCCTGGGCTGCTCAGCGAGCCTGCGATCCTGTCGCTTGACGACCTGCTCTCAGCCAAGAAGCGAACGGCAGAGGCAGAGTTCAGGACCAAGCGCCTGAACCAATGGGTGAGCAGCGCGACCGCGTTCCTGCCGAACGGCACGTGGGACGCCTGCAAGGATGACCAGATCGCGCTCAACAAGGAGGACGAGATTGTCCTCGGCTTTGACGGCTCGTTCAGCAACGACTCCACGGCCATCGTCGCGTGCCGCGTGGCAGACAAGGCGTTCTTCGTTCTCGGACACTGGGAGCGACCGCTAGACGCCGAACTCGCGTGGCGTGTGCCGGTGGAGGAGGTGGAAGCCAAGATGCTCGACATCTGCAAGATGCACAACGTCCGAGAGATTGTCTGCGACCCGTTCAGGTGGCAGCGCTCGATGGAGGCGTGGCAGCAGATGGGCTTGCCTGTCGTTGAGTTCCCGCAGACGCCTTCGCGGATGGTGCCAGCCACGGCTGCGTTCTATGATGCCGTCGTCAACGGCAGAGTGAAGCACGACGGCGATCCGAGTCTGGCACGACACGCAGGCAATGCCACGCCGTACTATTCACGCAACGGCTTGATGGTGAAGAAAGAATCCAAGACCAGCCTGAAGCGCATTGACCTTCTGGTCGCTGCGCTGATGGCACACAGCCGAGCGGGTACACTAGGCAACGCACCAGCGCCGAAGCCGAAGGCTGAGGTCAAGTGGATTGAGTTGTAGGGAGACGAATGGGAATCCTTGATCGCGTCCTCGGACGCCAACAGCCACAAGAGGAACGATTCATCGGCGGCCAGTGGGTTGTGCAGGAGGCACAGAGCGGCGCAGCCGGTGTGCTAGTGAACCAAGAAAATGCCACGAGCATTGGCGCGGTCTATGCCGCCGTCAAGCTCTACGCCGACACCATCGCTGGACTTCCGTGGGACACCTACATCCGCATTGACGGAACGCGCCGACCATACCGTCCGCGTCCGCGATGGATGGACACGCCGATTCCGAACAACCCGAACTTCACTTCCTTTGAGTTCAAGCATCGCGTCGTGACCTCGCTGCTGCTAGACGGCAACGCCTTCATCCTTTGCCTGCGCGACTCATCCGACAATGTGATTGAGACCCGCGTCCTTGATCCGCAGAAGGTGGAGATCAGGAGCGGCGAGTTCGGCGAGCCGATGTATCACATCGAGACAACCGAAGGCGCGATCACACTGACAACCGCAGAGATCATCCACATCCCGCTCTTCGCCACTGGCGAGAACCATCGCGGACTGTCACCGATTGAGCATCACAAGGTGACGCTCGGACTTGCAAGCGCGACGCAAATCTTCAGCGCGAAGTTCTACGAGAACAACGCAAGCGTCGGCGGTCTGATCAAGGTTCCAGGCGAACTGACGCAGGATCAGGCAGAGGCACTTCGCACTGGCTTCGGTCGCCGACACGGTGGCGTGGACAAGGCGTGGCGAGTGGCCGTGCTAACTGGCGGCGCAGACTATCTCCAACTCGGCGCAAAGATCAGCGACTTGCAACTCGTGGAGACGATGCACTACGGCGTGGAAGCCATCGCTCGCATCTACGGCGTGCCGCTCCATCTGCTCCAGTACCCAGGCGGCAACACGTCCTATGCGTCCGTCGAGTTGATCGGCATTGAATGGTTGCGCCTCGGACTCGGACCAATGATCGCGCGCCTTGAGGCATCGTTCCAGCGCATCGTGCCAGGAGCCGAGCAGACCTTCTTGAAGTTCACGCTGGACGGCTTGCTGCGCGCGACCACGCAGGAACGCTACAACGCCTACTCAACCGCATTGAACAACGGCTTCCTGTCGGTGAATGAAGTGCGCGCACTGGAAGACCGTTCGCCGGTGGACGGTGGCGCAGAGTTCTGGAAGCCGCTGAACATCGGCACACTGGGACAAGACGAGCAGGTCTGATGCCGTACTTCGTCACGGATGAGTCGCCAGACTGCAGCGGCTGGGCCGTTGTGAAAGAGGACGGCGAGGTCATCGGTTGCCACACGAGCAAGGCTGCTGCACAAGCGCAGATGGTTGCCATCTCGCTTGGCGAAGGGATTGAGCCAGGCGGCTCGTATTCGGTGACCCGCGCAGACGCGCCAGCGCCTGAAGGTGATCAGATCACTGGCAGCGACACGAACGAGCCTGGCTCTGCGAAGGGCAAACTCGGCGACATTGACTTGACCGAAGCGCAGGAGACTGCGCTCCAGAACAAGTCAGACGATCACAACAAGGAGATGGCAGACGGCGACCGTCCAGTCTGGACGCGCGTGCGCGTGGACGCTTTGCGCGCCGTCTATCGCCGAGGCGCTGGCGCGTATTCAGTCAGTCATCGTCCAGGGACAACTCGCAACCAGTGGGCGATGGCGCGCGTCAATGCGTTCCTACACCTTGCGCGAACTGGCTCGCCAGAGAACTCCGCATACGTTGGCGACAATGACTTGCTGCATCCAGAGCATCCTCGATACAGCGACCCAGAGCGCGCGCTTCGCGTGCTGCCTGATAACTACCGACCTGCACTCTCGCCTGACGTGCCAGAAGGCCGCGCCTGCGGCAACTGCGTCTTCTACAACGAGGCAAAGATCGAGGGCGACAAGGCGTACTGCGAGAAGTGGGATGACTATGTAAGCGGCGCCTACTACTGCAACGCTTGGCAGCCTGACGATGGCGGCGAGGAAGACGACCAAGTGCGCGTCCTGATTGACGTGCCGCAATACATCCAAGAGGCAGCCGAGAAGGGTCTAACCTATGAGCGCAACGGCTTCGCTGGTGACGGCTTGACCGAGCAGACCGTTGAAGAGGCGCGGCAACTGCGCGCTGGACAAGTCGAGGATGACAAGGTGACGCGGATGCGCGCGTGGATTCTGCGACATCGTGGCGACTGGGAAGGCGTACCACGCAACAGCAACTCAGACGACCCAGACTTCCCAGGACCAGGCGCGGTGGCCGCGTACCTGTGGGGCGTTGATCCCACAGCAGAGAACGGCGCAGATCGCGTCCTAGAATGGGCAGACGGCGTTCTCGCGCCGCTGACCGAAGAAGAGAGGTTTGACGTGAAAGAACTTGAGACGCGCGCTCTTCCGATGGGCGACTTCACCGTACGAGAAGACGAAGACGGTCAGAAGACCTTCACCGGCTACGCCGCGCTCTTTGGCGCACCGTCGGCTGGGCTTCCGTTCACCGAGGTGATCGCTCCAGGCGCCTTCCGTCGCACGCTCTCGCGCGTCGCTGACGGCAAGAAGATTGTCTCCTTCCTCTTCGGACACGACGAGACGCGCGCACTCGCAACGACCGCGAGCGGCCGACTCACGCTGACCGAAGACGAGCGCGGCTTGAAGGTTGAGGCTCGCCTTGACCCAGCCGATCCAGACGCCGCTGGCGTCATCTCCAAGTTGACGCACGAGGCGTTGGCGATGGGAATGTCCTTCGGCTTCACCATCCCAAAGAACGGCGATGAGTGGAACGAGGATGAGCGCACGCTGCGCGAAGTCAATCTCTTTGAGGTGAGCGTCCTCTCCGCAGGACAGACTCCCGCCTACCCAGCGACGCTGGGCTTGACCTCCGTTCGCAAAGTCGCGTCCAAGATGGGCGTAGACGGCGACCGGCTTATCTCAGCCATCGAGTCCTTGAAGTCAGCGCAACCGCTGACCGAAGAGGATGTCGAGGTGATTGAAACCGTCACGGAGAAGTTGGCTCCGAAGCGCACAGTGCTGGACCCATCCATCGCTCGCGCCAAGTTGCTGCTCGCCGAGATGGAATCAGAATCGCTCTAAAAGCCACGAGACCCCGCCCCGCTGCGCTAGTACGCAAGCCCGCGATCAGGTCATCCCGCTAGGCGAGCCGCAACATTGTGGAAACCAATCAAACAAAGGAGACAGAAATGTCAGACGCACGAAAGTTGCACGAGAAGCGTGCCAACCTTCTGACCGAGGCTCAGTCCATCGTGACCGACCTCGCCGAGAAGGGCGAAGCGCTTGAGGGCGAGTCACAGGCTCGCTTTGAGAAACTTACTTCGGAGGCTGCAACGGTTGCGGCCGCGATCCGTTCGGAGAAGGAAGCCAGTGAAGCACGAAGCGCTGCTGATGCAGTTCGCGCCGAGTACGCCACGGCAATCGCTCCGAAGGTCGAGAAGACCGAAGGCTCAAACGACGAACTCCGCGCACTCGCCCGCAATGGCGGCGTGCAGTTGTTCGAGTACCGCGATGTCTCACGCAGCACTGGCCTGGGCAACCCAGTCACCATTGCTGACCGCGTGAACGTAGTTGCGGCACAGTTCAACCCATTCATTGACCCAGCAATCGTGACTGTGGTCCGCGCAAGCACCGGCAACAACATCCAGTTCCCACGAGTCACGGCTCTTGGAACCGCTGGATCGGTTGCTGAGGCTGGCACGATTGGCGAGTCGGACGGAACGCTCAGCGCCCTGTCCCTCACACCAGTCAAGTACGCGACGATCATTCAGGTGACGGAAGAACTCGCAACGGATGCGGCGTTCGACCTATCCGCGATGATCGCCGACAAGTGCGGCGCCGAAGTCGCAGTTGCTCACGGTGCATTCGCTGGTACGGCAGTCGCGGCTCAGGCTA